ATCATTTTGATGAATTGGATTATAGAAGTGTTGCCGGAGCTATATTTTTTTTTTGCGAAGTATCACGGAACTTGAAGCCCGTCATAACATTGCATCTAAACAATCTGGAGAATATAGCGGAGGAACTGACAACGGACTAAATGAGATTATTGAACATTACGGCTGGTGGTGGATTGTTAAGGTTATTGTAAACTTTGACGCTTTAAAAGAGGATGAAATTTACAAATGGAATTGCCGGAGATTTTATAATGAAATTAGGTTTTTGCAAGACATGGAAAAGTTTAAAGAGTTTCAAACATTTATAAATAGGAGTAAGTAATGACTAAAAAACTAACGACTTATCAAAAGCTAAAAGAAGAAAATCTAAAATTAAAGCATGATATTTACAAGATAGTAATGCTTGAAAAGTCAGATAAATTAAATGATTTATTGGAATGTCTTGGAACTAAAGTAGCGTGGGACTTGAGGTTTAAACTTGAGGAAAAAATTTGGAGCGACTCCGCTCCAGTAGTTGAATTTAAATTACCAAAGCATTAATCTACTTAATTAACTTATCTAACCTTTCTTGTTTCTGATGAGAACCAATTGAACTACCAAAATAGTAACTAACAACACCCATTGATAGAGTAGTTAAACTCCCCACAATACCGCTAACTAGCATTTCCTTTTCTTTATTTAAGTCTTTAAATAAAATGAAATACCAAAATAAAAAAGTTGAACCAAGTATTAATAAAGCAAGTAAAGGACTTATTATTTTATTTAACACCGGTGCTTTATCACTTGTTGCAATTTGAACCTCCCGCTGCCTTGCTGAATCATTTTCCTTTTGTTGAATTTCCATTTGCTTAGTTGCTTCCTGCTCCATGACTTGCAAATGTTCATTTGTGGCTTTAATAAAATCTATCTTAAATTGTTCTTTCTCTTCTTTAGAAAGAGTTAGGTTATCAATTAAGTTACTGGCTGAGTCAACTAGCTTAGAAGCTCCACCCGTAAAGACGTTTTTTAATTTGTCTAATATTGGCATAATTAATTTATTTATTTAAAATGTTTTCCACCCTTTTAACTCATAATGAGGCGCATCCTTAAACCTCCAATCAATACCACACTCAATAACACTACTAACTTTTTTTACACAGTCGGCATAGTTCCTGAACAGTTTATCCGACCAGTCTAATTTTTTTGTTAATGGATTAATAAAAGCAATATCCCAAGCGAATGAAGGTTTATAGTTATGTGGGCTTTGCCCTGCTTTAGCTTGAGTTACTATTTTGCCCGGCTTTGTTCTACCTTGTGCATATAATTCCGTTTGCTCTTCGTTATCTCTATGTGTACAAGTTAAGAACGGTTGAGGGTCATTTGGGAACCGTTCTTTGTATAAAGCGGATGCTAAAGTGTGAGCTTCTGCGCAAACATGGTGTAAGTCTTTAATATCTCTTGATGCCATAACTAATTATTTTCTTCGTCTTTTTTAGGTGCATTTGGTTGACTTGGTAAGATAGCTACTCCTTGATTTGATTTGTTCAATCCGATTGCAGCTTCTATTTTATCAAGTCTAAAATTAATAATTACTTTGTCGGCATTGTTAACTATTTTATTCTCCCTTATTTCAGATACTAGATTATAGTACCCTACTAGAAAGGTAGTCATAAAGCCAGCTAACTTTACAAAGTCCTCAAATGTAAATTTTAATTTACTTAGTTCCATTTGTTTCAGGTTGAACTTCGTTTAATTTCTTTTGAATTAAATTATTTACAACTTGTAATTGATTGTTGACTTGTTGGCTTGTTGCTATTAGGTCGTAGGCAATTACCTTGAGTTCATCTATTGTTTTTGTTTCTAAATTTTCCATGCTGCAAATATAATTAATTAATTACAAACCTAAATAATAATCAACGGTGATTCTCCATATAACATTTGTAGTAGCTGGAGCAACTATTGTTGTTGCCGTTCCTGCCGCTGTTGATTTAATTGGCGTAACTGTCATATCTCTTTTTTCAACTAAAGTTCCTTGCGCTGCTGCACTCGCATCAATAGAGTAAGCCCTAGAGCCGGGTAAGTTAGTTGTTGTAACTACTACAGGAGCTGCGGCAGCCGTTAATAAAGCTCCTGCAAAACGCTCAATCCTTATTTGAGTTATGTAATGATGTAGCCCCGTTGCTGCTGGTATTGTTGCGGTTACGGCTGCACCTATTGCGCCTGTGGTGGTAACGCATAGATTTGTTGGTATATTTTTTATAAAAGCTATACTCAATCCTTTATTTGCGGTTAACGCAACTATTGCAGTACCACTAGTATATGCGGTGGCTCTAACCCTTATTTTTCTTGTGCCTATTGGTATTTCAAAAAAGTAAGCCCCTACCGCAGTAGCATTTAAAGCAAATGATTCTGTAGCTCTAACGAAAATAGGAAGGTCAATAAAGTTAGTTCCATCGATTGAATAAGAAGGGGTTAGTGTTGCAACAAATGTACCTCTTACATCGAATGCAGCAAATGCCTCTCCCGATATATCTGTAACCACCTCAGCATTTAATGCAGCTAAGTTAACTGTTGCTGGTCTACTATCGACTAATGTTCCGCCTCCTATTTTATTTAAGTTTTGGATGTAGTTTCCAAACTGGTCTTTAATTTCTGCCATTTTATTTTATTTTTGATTGTTAATTTATTATTTGATAATCGATTTTAAAATTATTGGTTGTTGGTGCATCAAGGCAAACACGAACGTTAAATGATGTTCCGTTAACTATTTTACCATAAGTTACAAATGGTTTATAAAAATCTAACTCATCCATGTCTTTAGTTGATGACATTGCAAAAGTAATCAAAATATAGCTTGTAGTCAATACGCTAGTTGTATTAATAGTTATTTCTTTTACTGTTTCATTTACAAAGTTAACATTGGCTGTACCGCTTATTAAAGAAGATGCGCTTATAGTTCCACTAGCTATCAATCCAATACTAGACAAAGCATCGTACAAGCCTTGTACTGTTGTTACGGCTGCTGGTCTTGATACTGGTGTTGCATTCCAGAAGGCGAATAATTGATTAGTTGCAGTTCCTATCCTTGTACCTGTTGAAGTTCCAAATGTTATATTCTTTCCGTTAATAACATTCATAGCACTTGAATTAATAGTAATAGTACTTGAATCATTAATGGCTAGTCCTATTAAAGAGGTGGCGTTGAAAAATGTTTGTGTAGCACTACCATACAGAGCGTAGTTTGCTGTTGTTGGCGTTGTTTGATTAAACCAAATAGCAGACTGATTAGCACCGTAAGCACCTATTCTTGTTGTTGCTGTACCATCTGTAACCAACGCTTGACCATTAACACTTAATAGTGTTTGAATCGTTGGACTCGTCGCCAATACAACCGCACCGCTTCCGGTGGTGCTTGCAAATGATGTTGTTATTGCAGTTGAACCGCTTCCTGTTACAACTCCACTTAAAGTGATTGTTTGATTTGCTGTTAGATACGAACCTATTGGTTGATAAGTTGAAGCGGCTGTGGATGCTAATAAGTAAGGGCTAAGCGCAGAGGATGTAATGTAACCTAAACCAGTCACATAGTTACTTACTGCCTGAGTAGTTGGATATAAAGTGTTATTTAAAGTTGCAAAGTTAATTGCTTTGTTTGCCACATCCTCAGCCGTGAAGCCTAACAACGGTTGATAGGTAGATGCTGCCAAGGCACTAGTTAAATAAGGGCTTAACGCTGAACTTGTAATATATCCGGCATCATTCGTAAATGCGCTTACTAAAGTTGGAAAGGTTGCTAAACTTCCATCACCTCTTACATACTGTAATGTTGTTCCTGAAAATACAGCACCGCCCAAAAAAGATAAAGCACTTAATTGAGTTGTTCCGTCACCTAACTTATATTGACCCGTTTGAAGTAAATGAACTACCTGACCTTGTTTTAATACCAAAGTTGGATTGCTGGTAAACCATGCGCTGTTTTTATAACCTTGTCTTAAGTCTGCTAATGCCATTATATAGGGTCTATTACTGTTGTTGTATTTCCGTCAATAGTATCTATTATTTCTGTCAATTGTTCAACTGTATAGCTTTGCCCTCCAATTAAAGTAGCTATAACAGTACCATTTTGATTAACAATAGTTACTAATTGACTACTAGAATAAGTCGGCATACCGCTAACAGGTAAAGCACATACATCATTTTCAAATTGCTGTGATATTTGAATATCAAAGAAATGACCGCTTAATTCATGGTCGAATCTTTCTGTAAATGAATTTAAGCGTAAGTTTGAATTAATCAAAAAATCTTTAAATGAAGGACTGTTAATGTAGGTGTAAAAACCCTTTGCCATTTCTTTAGTATCACTCAATACACCTAATTCAATTGCTTCACCTTTATCAACTCTATCAAAGAAACCTATCTGTAAGATAGTTCTATCTAAACGGTCGGTTATTTCAGACTCCTTTAACGTCACAATCATAACCGGGAATCTATCTAATTTCTTTTCGGCATATTCCCAAAGGTCACCAAAAAAGAAATCATTTACCCTGTAATCATTCGCAGCGTACTCGGCTAGTATATCAACTATTTTATTTAATGTGTAATTCATTTACGATACGTTCCACCAATCATTATAATTTATTCTACTTGCTTCGCTCACTCCTATTGACGGGTCAATATTTGAATCAAAAACAAACGGGCTGCTAAATGCAACTTTAATAGGTTGCGTTTTATAAACACCACTATTCGATAAGTATTCAGGATATAAGCTAACATTTTGCTGAATGTATTGAACTAACATTTGTCCGTAATGTTCGGCGTAATTCATCCAAGTATCTGTAATTGATTTTAAAGTATCAGGGCTTACAGGGCTACTGTTTTCGCTGCTTTTCTCCATTACTCCCTTGTTCATGTAGCGATACTTAATAGCGTTACCAGCGTGAGCAACTATCATCCAATGTAAGTAATCAGAAATGTAGTCATCAATTAATGTTTTGTAATTAGTCGGTATTGGAGTTGGTACAGTCTGTAAAGAAGCTATAACATCACTCATCAACTTTTGATACAAGTCCGTACCAATTAATTTTTGTAAATAAATATCTTGCACTACCATTACAACAGGCTTAATGGTTTGCCAATCCACATTATCGTTAATAATGCTTCGTTCTTTTAAATTATTTTCAGATATTAATAATGCTTTCATTTCTTAACTGTTCTAACCTTTGTACGACCAAACCAAGCGTGTCGGCATTTGTTTTGAATCTCGTTACCGTCATTCCAAAACCCACCCGAATAATCCCAAGCGTTATCACCAAACTCGTTTTTAATTCTTTCGATTTGTTTTAATGTCAATGCTTTTTTATTCTCGTTATGCAAGTTGTACATATCAATACAAAATTGGCGTGTTGTTGGTAGTATAACCGCTCCCTTCACACCTTCGCGTTTGTCATAGTAGTACTCTGTATAAACCTCTTTAATTTCTTTATTCTTTTTATCTAAGGCTTTATCAGTTGGATTAAGACCGTTAACATTACTATCTAACAAACGCTTACTTACTAGCCACTCTATTTGTTCTTGAACAAAAGCAACATCAACACCAAACAACTCACTAATCTCTTCGGCTGTTATTTCGGGGTTACCTCTAAATTGAGTTAAGATAGCATTACGTAATTGATTAACTGTAAACTTTGGCTG